GGCAAACCCTCGACCTATCCTTGAGGGTTGAGGATTCTCCCACGATTCCCCACGACCTCACGAATCCCCTCACAGATGTCCGATTTGTCCGATTTGTCTGTGTGACGTACTTCACAAAAATAGTTTGAAAATGTCCGATTTTCCCCTTGACCCCTCACGATTGGCATATGATACATTTTTCTAGTAGGTCGGAAATAGTTCCGACTTAAGACACAGGAGACAAAAAATGAAGACAAAAGAAAAGACTCAGGAACTATCAGGATTGCTCTCAGTTCTTGAAGATGTAAAGAACTCAGTTATCCAAGAAATCGGAATCGAATTTCCAGAAATTGTGGTTTCATTGGCTCGTGAAGAAAAGGGGAAAGTTCACGGTCATTTCACACATTTCACACCTTGGAAAAAAGGCGAGAAATTAGCAAATGAGATTTTCCTATCTGCTGAATCCTTGAGCAGAGGTGCCGTAGATACTATGGGAACTCTGCTCCACGAGTTAGCACACGCCTATAATTTCAAAAATGAAATTCAAGACGTGACAAAAGAGGGGTATCATAATAAGAAATTCCAAAATACGGCTCAAGAAATCTTCAGTCTTAAGATAGAAAAAAGCGAGAAGAAAAGCATTGGACTATCCAAAACATCAATGCCAGAACACGCATTGAAAAGGTGGAAAAAAGAAATCGAGAAAATAGAAAAAGCCCTATCAGTTACGGCTTTACAGGTAGAAAAAGGGCAAAAGAAATCAAGAAATAAAAACGGAATCAAAGCCGTCTGCAACTGTGGAGAAATCATAAGATTATCTCAAAAGGTGCTAGACAATTGCCGTCCAATGTGCCAAAATTGTGATAGTGAATTTATCGCAGAAGAAAACGCAGAATAGAATCGGAGGGAGGTTCTTAGGTCTTAAGACTTAAGAGCCTCACCCTGAGGCTAATCTCAGGAAGAGACAAGGAGACGAAATGAGCAGAAAAGATTACCAACTAATTGCCGACATATTTGGCAAAGCGTTAGTAAATAATCTAGGAGCAGGAGAGCAGGCAATTTGGGAAACTGTACGCCTGTTCGAAGAACAAGCACTAATAGATAATCCTAGATTCGATATATTCAGATTCGAAAAAGCAATTAGAG